TTTTTTATTAGGCAAACAAAGGAGGCTACAAAATGGCATCATTAGCAGAAATTCGTGCAAAACTGCAAGAATCACAAAACCGCGCAACTGGTAATTCTACTGGTGGCGGAGACAACGCAATTTACCCACATTGGAATATGCAAGAAGGCAAGGAAGCGGTAGTACGTTTCTTACCAGACGGTAATGCTGACAACACATTCTTTTGGGTAGAACGTGCGATGATCAAATTACCTTTCGCAGGTATCAAAGGCGAATCAGACAACCGTAACGTAATTGTACAGGTTCCTTGTGTGGAAATGTATAATGACGGAACAGCGTGTCCGATCCTTTCAGAAGTTCGTCCTTGGTTTAAGGACAAGTCATTGGAAGACATGGGTCGTAAGTATTGGAAGAAGCGTTCATACATCTTCCAAGGCTTTGTGGCAGATGATCCTCTGAACGAAGAATCAACTCCAGAAAATCCAATTAGACGCTTTATCATTGGTCCACAAATTTTCCAAATCATTAAGGGTGCATTAATGGATCCTGAGTTGGAAGAACTGCCAACTGATTACATGCGTGGTGTTGACTTCCGCATTAAGAAAACATCCAAGGGTGGTTATGCTGATTATTCAACTTCACAATGGTCACGTAGAGAGCGTGCTTTGAGTGATACTGAAAAGGCAGCAGTTGACTCACACGGGTTGTTTAACTTAAACGACTTCCTTCCTAAGAAACCTACAGAAGTAGAACTTAAGGTAATGAAGGAAATGTTTGAAGCATCTGTGGATGGCGAAGCATATGACATGGACAGATGGGGTCAATACTTCCGTCCAGCGGGCATGAGCCAAGCAACTGGTGATCCTAACAAGGCATCAACACCAGCGGCAGCACCACAAGCGGCTCCAGCACCCGAGGCAGCACCTGCTCCAGTAGCAGAGGCAGCACCAGCGGCTGAGACAACTGAAGCACCTAAAGAAGGTGGTGACAGTGCAAACAGAGCTCAGGACATCCTAGCGATGATCCGCAACCGTCAACAGTAAAAAGTTTGTGTGTGAGTTCCGGCAAAAATCTCCATTCGGTAACCAGCGAGATCTCACACACTTCTTAACAAAGGAAAGGTAATTATGGCGAAAGCATTTGATATTTCTAAATTTAGAAAGACACTAACCAAGAGCATTGACGGGTTAGGAGTTGGATTTAATGATCCTACTGATTGGGTTTCTACAGGAAATCTTGCTCTAAACTATTTGATAAGTGGTGACTTCCACAAGGGTGTTCCACTGGGTAAGGTTACCGTGTTCGCGGGTGAATCCGGTTCGGGTAAATCTTATTTTTGTTCAGCAAACATTGTAAAGGCAGCACAGGAACAGGGCATCTTCGTAGTCCTAATTGACTCAGAGAACGCACTTGATGAAAAATGGTTGCAGGCATTGAATGTTGACACTTCAGAAGAAAAACTACTTAAACTTAACATGTCAATGATTGATGACGTTGCTAAGACTGTATCCGAATTTATGAAGGAATACAGAGACATGGCAGAAGAAGAACGCCCTAAGGTGTTATTCGTTATTGACTCGTTAGGTATGTTACTAACACCAACTGATGTTGATCAATTCCAGAAGGGTGACATGAAGGGTGATATGGGTCGTAAGCCTAAGGCACTAACAGCACTTGTTCGTAACACGGTTAACATGATTGGTAGTTACAACGTAGGTATGGTATGTACTAACCACACGTATGCATCACAGGATATGTTTGATCCAGATGACAAGATTAGTGGAGGACAAGGCTTTATCTATGCTTCATCAATTGTGGTTGCTATGCGTAAACTAAAACTAAAAGAAGATGAAGATGGAAACAAGGTAACGGATGTGCGTGGTATTCGTGCAGCCTGTAAGGTTATGAAAACACGTTACGCGAAACCTTTTGAATCAGTTCAAGTTAAGATTCCATATGAAACTGGAATGGATCCTTACAGTGGACTCGTAGATCTTTTTGAAGCAAAAGGTTTACTTAAAAAAGAAGGCAATAGACTTAAATACACTGACCTTAACGGAGAGGCTCATCTGGAATACAGAAAAGCGTGGGTCGGTGAGAAGTTGGACATGATCATTAATGATATTGCCAACAAGCCTGACATTGCAGATGCAGAAGAAACCGTTGAGGAGGAAGTTGAATCTGTAAATGGAGAATAAGAATATGAACTCTAACATGTTAGCGGACATATGGAACGTCCTAAGTGATAAGATTGCAGAAAAGGACAAGGCAGATGCGGCTCAGGAATACGTCAATACTCTACTCGATTACGACATTCCTGAGTCAATGCTGGAAGGTATGCTAGGCATTGATACCTATCTAGACACTGCACTTGAGTATGCACTGGAAGACGAACCATCCGAGGACGAAGACGACGAATGGAATTAACATGACCAATTGGTACGACAAGGTTTCTAAGGATGTAGCAAATATTCCTGCGGCTGTCGATTATTATGAAAAAGAACTAATCGAAGCAAAAAAAGAAACTAACATAACCGGAAGGATTGAGCGTGCATCAGCAATCATGCCGGCAATTGTTGAAACCCGTTTTGGACAATTGCAGGAAATTGAAGCAATTTTGGAATACCTAAACATCGAACTAAGACGCTTGAGAGCAAGCCATTTTAGAAAATACGTTGAAAACTATCAGCGACAATTAAGTTCCAGAGATGCTGAAAAATTTGTCGACGGTGAAGCAGACGTTGTTGATTTTGAAAAGATCATTAATGAATTTGCATTGCTACGCAACAAGTGGTTAGGAATTATCAAGGGTCTTGACATCAAGCAGTGGCAATTATCTAATATTGTTAAATTAAGAACTGCTGGACTAGACGACGCTACTCTATAATAATCAATAATATTTTTCATAATAAACTACCCATATAAATACTAGCATGAAAATAGTATTAGTTACTGGTGGTTTTGATCCCCTGCATTCGGGACACATAGAATATTTCAAGGCGGCAAAGGAATTAGGCGATTATTTGGTCGTCGGAGTCAATTCAGATGCATGGTTAACACGCAAAAAGGGCAGACCATTTATGCCCTACCAAGAACGCCAATCCATTATAAAAGAATTAAGCGTTGTTGATGAAGTAATAGTTTTTGATGATAACAACGACACAGCATCAGATGCCATCAGACAAACAATGTCTAAATGGCCACACGAAGAATACATATTTGCCAACGGTGGAGACAGAACTAAGGAAAACATTCCAGAAATGGAAGTGTTCCATCCTAGGTTATCATTTAAATTTGGTGTGGGCGGCGAAGATAAGAAGAACTCAAGTAGTTGGATATTAGAAGATTGGAAATCTCCCAAGACTGTGCGTGCCTGGGGATGGTATAGAGTGTTAGATGATCAACCACAAAACAGATTCAAAATTAAAGAACTAGTAATTGAACCTGGCAAAAGTTTATCGGATCAAAGACATTTTAAACGTTCTGAACACTGGTATGTACTTAAAGGAACCGTTAGAATGGAAACAGAATACGAAGGAAGGCACGAAGAAAGATATCTGGATGCATTAACCAGAGGTTATGATATAGCAGTTGGAACTTGGCACAAGGCATCTAATCCGTCTGAAACTGAACACTCGCATATTCTAGAAGTGCAGTATGGAGAAACGTGTGTCGAAGAGGATATAGAAAGAAGATGAGAAATTGGATATTCCTAAGTAAAGGAAATGAGGATCCTTACATAAATGATTTTGCCAAGGGATGCGGTTGTAACACAGTTAATACCAATACATTTGATTATGATGCATCAGACGACCCTCTCGTGCTTAGGGGTATACTCAAGAAAAAATGGATTCACAAATGCTGGGAAGACTCGAGAGATTTTTATTTCATGGATACAGGATATTTTGGAAATGAAAGAACACAGAGCAATCCAAACGGATGGAAATATTGGCACAGAATTGTTAAGAATGATCTTCAGCACAACGATTTAATAGAAAGACCCGATGATAGATTTAGAGGGTTTAAGAAAAAATTCCAGCCCTGGAAAAAGGATGGCAGAAAAATTTTACTTGCCGCTCCAGACGAAAAACCAATGAAATTTTATGAAAAAGATTTGGACATATGGATAGCGGATACAATCAAGGAAATTAAAAAATATACGGATAGGCCCGTAGAAGTTAGAAAAAGAACAAAGTCACGATTTGACAGAGTGGTAACAAATACACTACAGGAAGCACTAGACGATGATGTATTTGCACTAGTTACGTTTAATTCCAATGCTGCTGTAGAAGCAGTATTCCACGGAATACCAGTATTTCCGCTGGCGCCTACCACTGCTGCTGCGCCGGTAGGTTGCAAGGATCTTTCTCAGATAGAAAATCCTTACTATCCTGACAAGGATAAATTATATGCATGGGGTTGTCATTTAGCCTACGGACAATTTCATATTACAGAGTTAAAAACAGGTAAGGCTAGAAGGATCTTAGAAAAATGAAAGTTTATGTAGGGTATGACCCCAGAGAAGACATTGCGTATCAAGTGTGCAAACACAGTATAACTAGAAGAAACAAGAACGTTGAAGTAAAACCACTTATACAAAAGGAATTGAGAGAACAAGGATACTATGACAGACCTCTGGATAAACTGGCATCTACGGAATTTACATTTACAAGATTTCTAGTTCCGGAACTATCAAATTTTAATGGTTGGGCAGTGTTTATGGACTGTGACATGATATTGCAAACTGACATTGCTGAATTATTTGCACAGGCAGACGACAAATATGCTGTTATGTGTGTTAAACACGATTACACACCCAAGGAAGGAACCAAGATGGACGGACAAGCACAAACAGTTTATCCGCGTAAGAATTGGTCAAGTGTAATGCTGTTTAATTGTTCACATCCAAGCAATCAAGAACTCAACGTAGAACTTGTAAACGATCCTAAGGTTACTGGAAAATATCTACATAGGTTTAGTTGGTTAAAGGATGACGAAATTGGAGAACTAAAACCAGAATGGAACTGGCT